GAGATCTGGCTCAGAAGTATGACGTATCATACGAGCACGCATCGAAAATGGTCAAGTGGGCTGTGACGACCGGCAGGGCCGATAGCGGGCTCATGAAGGAAGTCATCAACAAGCGTATATTCGACGGTATCGAGGACCTTGAGAAGGATGCTTTGGCTCGTGCGAAACGAACGCTTGACCCGAAGAAATTGTACCGGAAGGTGCTCGAAGAGATCAACAAGCTCGAAAAGATGGAAGAACCGAATATCGAGGATGCGATGGCGGGGCTGTATGCTGTCAGAGAGTATATTCGAGCGAATACAACGGGCGACATAATGCAGGAGATAGCTGTTCGAGGAGAGATCCGGCAGTCGCTCAAGATGATGGGCCAGGTCGAAAATATCCTCGGCGACGGTGAGAAGAACGCTGGCCGTCCGATAATCATCAATATGCCCAATATCAACAGGGGGCAGGGTGTCGAGAACGCTGTCGAGATAGAGGGGGCCGTTGTTGGCGAGAACAAAGAAACCTGACCTCACTCCTACGAAGGACCCGTCGTTTGCCGATTACCGTCCGATAAACCGGCAGCAGGCGGAGTTCCACGCGAGCAAGGCCCGGAACAAGCTGCTCATCGGCGGATACGGCGGCGGGAAGTCATATCCGGCAGACCATGAGGCGATTTTTCATTGTCTGGAGAATCCCGGGCACCAGTTCTGTGTTTTCAGGAACACCTGGCAGAGTGTCGAAGAAAACATAATGTCTGACTTTATCGACATATTAAAGCCGCGTGGTCTTATCAAGAAGATCGTGAACAACAAGGACCAAAAGGATATCATCCTGATAAACGACTGTAAGATAATGTTCAGGCCGCTCTCTCTTAAGCGGGAGTCGTACAAGGGTTATCATATGTGCGGATTTCTGGCTGATGACCCGGACACGGGGCGGTATTCTGATCTGCTTGGATTCCTTTTCAGCCGTATGCGTAATCCTCCCGGTGTGAAAGCGTCGAGGTTCATGAGCATAATAACCGCGAATTATGAGGGGTTTGACTGGCTCCAAAGGACGTATATGGCAGGCCGGCCGGAGGGCGGGGACGAGGACTTTGCTTACTGGATCTGCCCGACTACAGGTAATCCGACGCTGCACGACAAGTATATCGAGGACCTTGCGTTCGCGCATACGCCCGAGTGGATGGACAGGTTCGTGTATTGTAATTTCAAGGGCCTGTCAGTCGGGACGATATACCATATGTTCGACAGGCTAAAGAACCATATCGACGGGAGTAAGTATTCCAATCGCAGGGACCTCATCCACATAATGGCGGTTGATAATGGCTATACGACGTGCGTACTACATATGGCGACGGACAGGAAGAACGTATATATCTACGATGAGTTTTACGAAAAAGACTGTCAGATGGGTAAACTCGGCGAATACCTTGCCAGGGCCCAGCGGGAAAAGCCGTACCAGCGTATCGTCATCGACCCCGCCTCCGGGCGCGGAGCGCAGGCGTCAGACAACGTCAGCGTCCGGCAGCTTCTCCTCAAGCAGTACCATGTAAACACGATCGCCGCGAACAATGCTGTCGTGCCCGGGATACGCCGGACACAGGACCTTATGTCTCCGGCAATGGGCGAACCTCGCCTTTTTATCGATACGGTACGGTGTCCAAACCTGACCAGGGAGCTTGGCACATACAGGTGGAAAGAGCCAGCGAACAAGGACAAGGACCTTGACCACGTGGCATTTTCTGATGAGCCTGTTAAGTGGGATGATCACGCCGTTGACACGATGAGGTACGGCGTGATGTTTTATGATAAAATGCTGGATGTCACAATCGATAAGCCGAGAGACTTTTTTGATAACGAAAGGATGAAGTTGCCGTATTACAAGCTCAACAAGCAGGCTGCTGAAAGGATGAAGGAAGTCAATACCCTTTATAAGCGTGGCAAAGTGAGCCTAGAAGAGGCCCGGAGGATGGCGTCGAGATGAGCAAAGAAAGCAGACTTGACCTAAGCGACCGGAAGAGGTCGGAGATAGAGAGCTGGCTCATAAGCCGGTTCGATGGGTTTGAAAGCCAGCGTACCCCGCTTGATGACGAGGTCCGTAACGAGATCGATACGTACAACGCGAAAGATGACGAAATAGACAGTCTACCGTTCTGGCATGAGAAGGTAAAAGAACCTTACATGTACACGATCGGGCAGACCGTGACGGCAAGGTTGATAGAGTCTCTTTTCGGGATGATGAATTATCTGAGGATTTTCATAGACGATCCTGCGTTTGATGAGAAACTCAGGAAAGCGATAGAAAACTTCCTCCAGGACGAGCTCGATAAGCTCAGAATCAGGTACAGGGCCCGGGATTTCCTTGAAATAGCGCTGTCATCCAGAGTCGGGTGGCTGCATTTACGTCCGGTCCCCATTGAAAAAAATCCCAATCGGCCAAAAGAGGCTACGTTTGATTTTGATATCCTTCGTTTTTACGATGTGTGGCTCGATTTCACAGTAACCGACATCACCCAGACTGATTATTTCATCAGGAAGGTGAAATATTATAACGATGTCAAGTACAATACGAAGATATATGAGAACCTTGACGAGATGACCATGAACTCACATTATGATTATCTCGGGAATGACAAGGATGATGTCAAACGTCGAGACGAGTACCTGGCGATGCTTGGAAAAGATGTCAGTAATTTCTATTACGGTGACCATAACGGTCAGGCGAAGGTCGAATTGCTTGAATGGTATGGTCGATATGACATAAATGATGTCGATGAGGCAGAAAAGAACGACCCTGACTATGAACCGAACTATGTCGAGTGCATTTTTGTGCTTGGCAATCGCAGAACGCTCATTCGTGCAGAGAAAAACGTAATTCCTACGAAGAGAAAGCGTCTCCTTTTCCCGATAAGACCGATTCGACAGCCCAATGCACTCATCGGCAAGAGCATTCCGCAGCTTTTGAAGGGGCAGGCGCACGACTTGAACATGATCAAGAGCCTCACGATGCAAAATTACAAGCTAAATGTTCAGCTTTTGTTCAAATATAACCGCGGGGCGCTTGTAAACCTTGAGGAGCTCTTTGCCGGAGGCGGGAACGGCATCGGTCTTGACGACATGAACGATGTTCAAACCTTCAATATTCCGAATGTCATCAACGAGGGTATCGTCATGCAGCGCCAGGTGTATCAATCGATGCAGCAGACCATTGGCGCGACCGACATGGTGATGGGAACGACCGCTGCCAGGGGCCTTGCGGACACAGCGTCAGGGACCCGGGGCATCATAGAGCAGGCAAACTTCAAGTTTCAGATGATGGCAGAGAATTGCGCGAGTGATCTGAGGGAGTTTATCAAGTATTTACTCCTTCTCCACATGCATTATAATCCTGAAGTGACTGTTTTGAAGGATGTCCAGCTTGGGAAATTGCTAAATGACAAGAGTATTGAGGAGCTTGAGGATGAGCATTTCCTTGATATAACGCTCAAAGACTTATCTGCTCGCCGAGATGTCGAGCAGAACCAATGGGCGAACATGGTCGGGATATTATTTCCGATGCTCCAGCAGATCGGCGGCAATCCCCGGGAGCTTATGCGCCAGCTTATGGATGTCTTTCAGATGAACAACAAGGAAAAGATGCTTATTCCTGAAGATCCGGCTCAATTTGCACAGATGCTCGCGAATGACGAGAATATGATGAATCAGGTTATGGAACTTGTTGCACAGATGAAAGCGCAGCAGGGACAGCCGGCAGGGGAGGCCCCAGCCGAGGCCGTTCCTGGGGGCAGCGCGGTAGAGCGTGCTGCAAATGAGAATTTACAGACATGAACATCGAAGAAAAGAAAATATATGACGCTGAAAAAAAGCTCCTTGCGAAAGCAGTCAGGGATATGACGCAGACTGAGGGGTGGCGGTGGCTCAAGGGACATATTGAGGCTCAGATAGAGAATAATTCCAGACTTTCTGGTATTTCCACTACTGACCCGCATCAGACTTTCATTGAAGTCGTGACAAAACAAAAGCGTCATGACGTATATCGTGGTCTACTTCTTGAAGTAGAGCGTGTTATGAAGGAGGGATAAAATGGCACAAAGAGACGATTCTGAACTCGACCAGACCGGGGATTTCCTTGGTCAGGACGCTGGCATGATGGAAGAAGATATGCCGGTCGAAGAGGATTTTGCGGCAGAGGCAGCACCGGAGGACCAGGTAATCGGCACAACGATGTCGCATACCGTGGACGATATACCGGAGCTTTCAAACTACAATGTCGGGGACACAGTCATGTTCAAGATAACCAACGTCAGCGACGATGGTGTCTATGAGATGTCTGTCCAGACTGAGGGCGAAGAAGTCCTTGTAGAGGATGCCGCGGTCGAGGGAGCTGGACCTGAGGGGGGAATGCCCCTTGCTGGTAGGGAAGAGGTCGAGCAGGCATTACTTTAACAGGAGGCATACATGCCCGATAAGAAAAAAGACCCTTATAACGGCATCTTTGATGATGACGATTACGGTGCTGATGATGACCATGGTAGCGCAGAGGGCGCTGATGGGAAAAAATCAGTTGACACGGACTATAAGGTTGAAGTCGAAAAACTCAAGGAAGAGAACAAAAAGCGTGATGAGCTCATTCGTCAGCAGACCGAAGAGATAGAACGTCTCAGGAAAGTCGGAGAGGATTTTTCCAGGTTACAGGGCGTTTTTACAGGGAAAGCTGAAGAAGATGCTGAGGCAGCTCGTCGTCGCGAAGATGCACGGAGGATGGAGGACGATCCCTACGATACAACGGTCGAGATCGCAAAGAGAGTTAACGGCGAGACCACAGAAGAGTTGAAAAAACGCCTTGAGACTCTCGAAAGCACGACCCATGCCAGGATGGTGATGGACCGTGTTGACAAGGAGTACATCGTGGATTGGGATAAGGACAGCGGCAAGATAGCTAAGGCGCTTGGTCTGTTGGACCCGGAGTTTCGTCGAAACAACCCGGATGCAGCGTTAAAGCAGGCGATAAGGTTATCCAACGTCAAAGTCAAGAAACGCCCGTCCGTACCATATTCAGAAAGCGGTGGACTCAATGAAGAATTACGCCAAAAAAAGGCGAAGGATGCTGGTGATAGGCTGAAGGAACGGCTACTCAGTCAGCGAGACAAGCGGCAGAGCAGCGTGTATCAGCAGATACTTGCTGGTGCGGGAGGCTCTCGCAGCAGACGCGGATAAATATATTTTAAAGGATTAAAAAATGGCAGATACATCAGGGACCGGCGCACAGGGTGTAGTCGGTAAACACATATCAGGCGCGCAGTTTGTCAGCGACGACAGGCTGCACCTCTCGGTAGATGAGGAGATCTCGCGGCTTAACATCGATAAGTCTAAGCTCCTTCATCTCATGAACAGGATGAAACGCAAGGTCGGCATCACACAGATGAAACATTATTGGTGGACGAAGGAGCGCAAGTCGGATTTCGTCGCACTCAAGGCGACCGACCCCTCCGGCGGCGACTGGAATACCGGCGCGGACTCAAGTGGCACGCTTGAGATCCTCAACACCACGGATGCACACCTTTTCGCAGAGGGTGATGTTTTCATACTGCCGTCGTTCGACCTCACCCAGCAGTTTTGGGTATCAAGTGTGACCGGCAAGGTCATAACGGCTCAGACGGCGGACGGCTCAGATGTCAATTTCTCTGCGAGCCCGGACCCGAACAACGGCGACAACATCCTCAGGGTGTCTACATCGTTTGAAGAAGGTGGCGACAAGGGGACGATCAAAAGTGAATCTCCTGACCAGTGGTACAACATGGTTCAGATTTTTCAGAATCCTGTTGGTGTCACCACTACTGCACAGCATATCGCATATCGCGGCGAAAGCGAGTGGGACCAGCATCTTTTCGATACTGGTGTCGATCATGCTTTCGACATCGAAAAGGCTCTGTTCCTTGGCCAGCGTGCTGAGAACAACACGGGCTTTCAGGATGCTCGCCATGCACAGCACTTCATGGGCGGCGCACAGCAGTATATCAGCACGAACCTCGTGGCTGATAGCGACGGCAATCTCACTCAGACTGAGTTCACCGATTGGATGATCGATACTACCGAGTATGCTGATGAGCCGATGGTGTTCTGCGGCAGCATTATCTTCGAGGGTCTGACTAAATGGTCCGAGACAAACCTCGAAGTCCAGCGCACCGAGGACACTCTTGGTATGGCTGTCTCGAAGTTCGTGACTCCTTACGGTGACACGATCCTTCTTGTACCGCACAGGGAGCTGCTCCGCAGCGATCTGGCTGGTGTCGCATTCTCGCTTGACATGGCAGATATCGAGTACCTCTAT